TGCAGTCTCTAACAACCCGACTCTTGAGGGGCTTATCAGCACTCAGGACTTGGGATATGAGAAGGATTGGGAAGTTCATCAGTTCCTGCATCCTGTTTTTATTAACGGTGTTGGGTTCAATCACTATTGGCCTGTTGGTGCTATGGGGCGTCCTGCCGGTACTGCTAGTGCTCTTGTTAGCAAGTTGCATATGTCTTGCGTGGCTGGACATCAGCAAGGAAAACAAGTAGCATATGGAAAGCGTGCTGATGGTAAGTCAATCTGTGGTATCATCGCAGGATCATACTACTTGCACGATGAAGGTTACATGGATCAGCTAAGTAACCGACACTGGCGTGGTCTTGTGGTTCTGAATGAAGTCAGTGATGGACATTTTGATGAAATGTTCCTGTCAATTGAATACTTGGAGAAGAAATATGGAAGGCCGTAAAGATTGTTTTACTTGTTTTTATCAGGGCACACACCTTGGTGAAAATCCTTGTAAGACTTGTTTTAGTTATAACAAGTGGGTTTCCAGGGATGCTTTTCTTGAAGACCCTGTAAACAAGCCAAAACATTACAATGTAGGCATTGAGCCAATTGAGGCAATTGAGTCGTGGAAACTAGGATACAATCTAGGGAATGTAATCAAGTATGTTGCACGAGCCGATCATAAAGGCAAGCGACTTGAAGACTTGAAGAAAGCCCGATGGTATTTGGATCGGGAGATAAATAATAATGAGTCTGACATTTGAGGATATTATGAACAGATTAAAGCAGTTAGATGAGGTAACAATTCTTGAACTGCTAGACCTGAAAACAGAAGATATAGTAGAGCGTTTTCGGGATGTTATTGAAGATATGATTGAAGAACTAGAAAAGGAACTGCAATAATGCAAATGAGCCCCTACCAAACATACATTGCCAAGTCGCGTTACTCCCGCTTCTTGGACGACAAAGGTCGGCGTGAGCACTGGCCTGAAACGGTTAATCGATACTTTGACTTCATGGCTAAACACCTGAAGGACAAGCACAATTTCACTATGGGTACTGAGCTTCGTGAAGAACTTCAAGGTGCAGTGGAGCGACTAGAAGTAATGCCATCCATGCGCTCATTGATGACTGCTGGTGAAGCCTTGGAGCGACAGACTGTAGCAGGCTACAATTGCTCATATCTGCCGATTGATGATCCTAAAGCCTTTGATGAAGCCATGTACATCCTGCTGTGCGGTACAGGTGTAGGCTTTAGTGTGGAGCAAAAGTATGTCAATAAACTGCCTGAAGTGCCGGATACGCTGTTTGATTCTAACACTGTGGTTGTTGTCCGTGACTCCAAGGAAGGTTGGGCAAAGGCCCTCCGACAAGTTATCGCCTTGCTGTACGCTGGAGAGATTCCTAAGTGGGATGTGTCATCGGTTCGTCCTGCGGGAGCACGGCTCAAGACCTTCGGGGGTCGTGCTAGTGGGCCTGAGCCCCTTAACGATCTCTTTAAGTACACAGTTGCAAAGTTCAAAGGCGCTGCTGGACGGAAACTCACGAGCCTGGAAGCGCACGACATTCTTTGCAAGATTGGAGAAGTCGTGGTTGTGGGCGGGGTACGCCGTTCAGCAATGATTAGTCTGTCTGACCTGAGCGATGATCGTATGGCACACGCTAAGGCAGGCAACTGGTGGGACGGTAACACTCAGCGTGCCTTGGCAAACAACAGTGCTGTGTACGACACCAAGCCTTCTGTTGGTCAGTTTATGCGTGAATGGTCGTCTATCTATGAATCTCATTCTGGTGAGCGAGGTATTTTTAATCGTTATGCTTCTGAAACTCAAGCATCTCGGAACGGTCGTCGGGAACTGGGCAAGGAATGGGGAACTAACCCCTGTTCTGAGATTATTCTGCGTCCTTATCAGTTCTGTAATCTTTCTTCTGTCGTTGTCCGTAGTGATGATGATTGGGATGCTCTTGCTCGTAAAGTGCGTATTGCAACTATTCTGGGAACATTTCAGTCAACTCTTACGCACTTCCCGTACTTGAGGAAGGTGTGGCAGACGAACACTGAAGATGAGCGACTGTTGGGTGTGTCAATGACTGGTATTCTGGACAATCCTCGGATGAACAATCCTGATGATCCTGAACTGCCTGCTAACTTGGAGAAACTTCGTGAGTACGCTGTTACTGTCAATGCTGAGTTTGCTGATGCTCTTGGTATCAACCGGAGTGCTGCTATCACAGCTATCAAGCCTGAGGGTACAGTCTCCCAACTCACTGGCACTGCTAGTGGCATTCATCCTCAACACGCTCAGTATTATATTCGTCGTGTACGGTCTGATAACAAAGACCCACTGACTGCTTTCCTGAAGTCTCAAGGATTCCCTTCGGAACCTGACTTCTACAAGCCTGACAGTACAACTGTCTTCAGTTTCCCGGTAAAGGTTGCTGAAGGTGCTTTGCTTCGTGAGGACTTGGATGCTATCAAGCATCTTCGTCTGTGGTTGCTGTATCAGACGCACTATTGTGAGCATAAGCCTTCAGTGACGATTAGCGTTACTGAGCGTGAATGGCCTGCTGTCGGTGCTTGGGTGTGGGAGAACTTTGATGCTATTACGGGTGTGTCTTTCTTACCTATGGACGGAGGGACTTATAAGCAAGCCCCTTATGAAACGATTGATGCTGCGGAGTATGAGCGACTGAAGTCTGTTATGCCCACCGGCATTGACTGGGAATCGTTTAAGGAAGGTACTGATAATGTTGAAGGTGTTCAAACACTGTCCTGCACTGCTGGTGCTTGTGAGCTTCCATGAACTTAATTGTCAACTTTAGACTTGGTATTGGTTTTGACATTGAGCACAATGAGATTAACCGATACGGTGTGGAATACGAAGATGGTCAAGACGGAACAATCTGCTTTGTTGGTCTAATTATCAAGATTCCATTTGTTGAAATTCTCATCGGAGAGTTCTTCGATGAGTAAATAAAAAAGCCCCTGCAAGGTTCCTATAAAGGTTCCTTGACAGGGGCTTTGTCATTTCAGAAGTTCTGCTTCTACTTGTCTTCGCCGTGTAAGGCCTCTCAAGACTCTTCCGGCTGCTTTATTCCATCTTAAACACTCTCGGGCAGCTGCTTCCCAATCTTTCTCGTTTATCCTTCTCCTGAAGGTGCTAATCTCCAGATTCCTTAGACCACAATTGTAGGCCCAAGACACTACAGCAGCTACACGCCTATCCGGTTCATCTCTGAGTCCCGGACAGAGCCTCATAACACCACGATAGAAGTATATCATGTGCTCATCTAAGCCTTGCTCACACTGCTGCATAGTCCAGACTGTCTCAGGGCCTATTCCAGGGCCTGTAGAGCCATAACCGATAGTCCAAGGTACTCCACCAGTGCCGGGGTCTGGATAAGCCTGTACAAGCCCGTTTGGAAGCACTCTAGCGCATCCTTCAAAGGGTTTGATTAGCAGGTTCTTACACAGTTCAATAGCGGAGTTCACGCTTTTCAATGCTCCTACCGATAAACCAGAATGTCAAGATCATCATCAGCATACTGAAATCATCTGTTGTCCAGATTTCTTGCATAATCTGCATTGCAGGTAAACCGGAGTTAACTGCATAACAGATAGTCACTACCTTAACAGCAGTATACAGTCCAAAAAGCAGCCAAGTAATGCCAGGGCGAACCAAAGCTGAAACACTTGCCACCCACTTGTATGCTCTACTGTCTGCCTTAGACTGTTGCTTAAACGCTTCGCCAATGGCATCAACGCTTGCCTTGCTGAAATCAACATACTTCTCTTCCATTCGATACTCACCACGAACCTTTTCAAGATCGGTTTGTAGTGTGAACATCTTTAGTTCGTGGAGTCTTTCGTCTTTACGGTCAAGCCACTTGAGAACTTCAGGGGCCAGTCGAAACAAACCCCCGAAGATACTTCCAAGCAACCCTCCGCCAAGGGTTTCTAGGATCATTGATTATTAGCTCCTTGCGTAGCTCCAAACATACGGGCATACAGTGTATTGACATCCTCAGGAGGAAGCCTACCAGAGCCAATCTGCTGAGTTAGCCTTTGAGCATCTGCCCTGCGCATAGCAGACAGTGCACGATCAGCAGCAAAACCAGCCCCTGCTGTAGTAGCAGCCGCAGCGGGATTAGCTGTTGCACCAGCAATAGTAAGACCAGTGGTGATTTGGCTTCGTTCTGGGTTGAATCTAGCGATTAACGACAGTAACGGATCAGCTGTTCCACCTTTGGCAACAGATCGAATTGCATTCTGTTCTCGTTCAGTGAACAAACGCATCTTTTCCTTGTTACCTACAAGATTAATAAGCTGTCGTCGGATCAACTCACCTTCAGAAGCCTTGGGGTCAAGTGCCTTTGCTTCAGCAACATCCAGCGCATCCTCAAGGACAGAGGCGCGAGACAGATTACGCCAATCCTTACGAGCACTCTGTACAGAGGCTACAGCCTTGTCTAACTGACCTTTAGATGCCAGAATATCTTTACCGGACAATGAGGCAATATATGTGTCCATTTCAGCAACAGCGGCACCTGCTAAACGACGAGTAGCTGGTTCTTTTGATGCACGAAGATCATTCATCTTAGACCGCATCTGTTCTAGCTTGTCGAAAGACACACGCTGTTGGCCTACCATGTCTTTCCAATCTTCAAGAACAGTGGCTACAGGTTTGTGTGTATCTAATTTAGGATTCAGATTCAGCTTACCGAGAGCCGTTTCAGTTTTATTCACAAAGTTAAGAACACTCTGGGGCTTTAAGTTAATACCCTGTGCGCTCATCTCACCGTACTTAGCCTGAGCATTTTGCTTGATCTC